CCCATTTTTCTTGTGACAAACCGCCCCGAACCCGGCGGCTACCCGAGCCGCTATAAGGTCAGCATCCATATATTCATCTACGTCGTGAATACGCTTTAATACGAGAGCTAACATACTAACCCCGCGCAGTTCACTAGGTCTACGCGGTTTATGTAATAGGAAAGCCCTATTACTTGGTAGCCTTGCCTCGTTAAACGACCGTATTCCTAACGGGTCTGTTTGGAATACGTGATATGCTATTGGTCTTCCGTATTTATTAACTTCCACGCCATTAACAATACTGTTGCCATTCTCGCTTACCGATACGGCTCCGATATTCTCGCCCTCGATAAGCTGTAATGATAGCGGTATATCTGCACCTTCGGAGGTCATATTAACTAGGATTTCTCCGTCATAGACCATTCGGCGCAGAGCCATTTCTTGCAATTCATAAAACGTAGATATCCCTCGGATATCCGCATTCTCCTTATCCACCCAATCTGACCAAGCCTCCTCAATTTTCTTGTTGAGTCTTTCATTTAGCTTTCCTGCTTTGGTCTTGATTTTGCACTGTGGCTTTATTCCGGTACCTACTACATTCCGTAGTAATGCCAATACAACACTTTCAGCGAGGTCACTATTAAGTTCTGCTGCACGTGCACGACCTCGGATCAAATCACGTTGGCCTGATGCTACTTGTTCAGCTGTACCAAATACTGGCATCCAGTCGCCACTCAATCGGTCTGTTGACGCCGCATCATATCCACGTTCAAGCGAACTACGGAAATATGCTCTACGGGCAGCTCGTTCTGGATTGAAATATGCTATTACCTTATCGAGTATGTTCATCGTCGCTCCCATGACACGTAGGATGTCGTGTTATTACCTTCCTCATCATCAACGCGAGCCATTAACTCACGCTCACGGGCGTATAATGTCGGCAGGTCATGCGTCTTAAATCGCTTACCACCTACAGACATCTCGGCGTATCCATTCGTCTCAATCTCCTCGATTATCGTTCGAATACGCTCCAGGTCTTCTCTTGCGCTCATGGTCTCACCTCCTTTTTAACTAAACCAACCTCGGCTATCTGCATTAAAATCTTCAGCATCCGTATCTTCGTCCTCCTCATCGGTATCCAGATTATATTCGGGTAAGTATTTAACACCTACCGAGTCCGCCACCATGGCGTTGTATACACACGTATCCAACAAGTGATTTGTTGGATGACTGGTTAATGGTTTCCATTGCACTGTAACTGCTCCGGTCTTTACATTTCGGATTTCTTGCTTTTCCTCCGACCGGAGGTGCTCCGAATATTCCTCTGGGCAATCCTTAAATAAATGGATTGTGCCAGGCTCATTAGCCGGACGTACCATACGTGCAAATATAAAGTCCTTCCAGTAATCGGTATTCACTACATACAGCTTCATGCCTCCGATGACGCCCTTCTCGATGCTGCTCATCTTATAAGGCGGAGCTAGAGGACTGTGTGATGAATCACCTTTAACTGGCACGCATACTTCTGGGTACTGCGCACAGTACTGATATACTTCATCTGTTCGATAGCCACTATCGATACCGGCCCTCACAATCTTACGGGCCTCACCATACTCTGATGGATATTCTCTATCAATGAGTATCTCGGTTAAGTCTGACCAACTACTTGCTTGACCATAATCGACTAAGTAACTTGATACACCATGAGCGTAAGCTCTAACCTCCCACCAGAAATGATCTTGCTGCACATCGACAGAGGCGATAAGTAGTGGCGCATGCTGTGGCACAATACCGCGAGGAACTTCTGATTGCGTAAACACGAGGTTTTGCGTGCTTTTAGTTTTCGCAGATTTCCACGGCTCTGCTAGCCACGAATTGATGAAGTTCATCAACTCGCTTGGCGTATTCTTCGATTTAACAAACTCATATGCCACATCGCCAAAGGTAACCCATGGAGAGTAAAGGGATGACATGTGATATGCAACCGACCGGACAACTCGGACTTGTGATTCATTCACCGCACGCCATTCACCTTGCCGGAGCATATCCATCTTGTACTTATCATCAATACGTTGCTTACAATGTTCGCACTCATAATATGCGGTATCACGTATCATATCCGCATTGCCATGGTGTTCCTCCGGCCATTTTATCTGTTTGAATTTGAGGGTCTGCGACACCCCGCAATGCGGACATGGCACGTAATACTGCTTGCGTTCATTTGCGTCCATATAGGACTGCCAAATATTGCCACTTTCAATCGTAGGAGTTGACACTCTTACAATCTTCTTATCAACGAATGTCTTGGTACGTTCCTCAGCCAGCTTAATTGGATTCGCTTCCTTACCAGAGAAAGCTGGATACTTATCAATTTCATCGAAGAATAAGTACTTAATTGACCGACTTGATAAGCTGCTTGGTGAGTTCGCCCCAACAAGCACCATGTAGTTCCCATTAACGAAGTCTAACTCCAACAGCTTACTGCCCTCGTCATACATATCTGCCAATGGTTCTACGCTCCGGATCATCGGTTGCACACGTTTATCGCTAGCAAATTTTGCGATAGTATCCGTCGGATAAACCATCATGACTGGTGATGCGGTTTGGTGTAACGCATACCCAATCATATTAAGCTCAGCTTCCGTCTTACCAATCTGCGCCCCGAAACATAACGAGATGCTTTCAATAAGAGGGTCCGTGAATTTGTCCATAGGCTCCTTGAGATAAGGTGTCCGCGCTGTACGCCATCGTCCAGGTTCAGCAGATATATTAGTCAGTACCCTGTACCTATCCGCCCATTCCGAAACGGTGTATCTTTCAGGTGGCTTGAATGCCTCTAATTCCTCAGGGAACCAGTCAACCTTTGGACTTACCTTTTCCCGTGGCTTTGACTTTCGGCGTGTACTCGCCTTCGCGTGCGTAGCTTTCGAGGTATTCTTCGACAAGGCCATTCACCACCTTTTCTACACGAGCACGTTCCTCAGGATCCGTGAATTCACTTCCAATACGCTTACCTAATTTGGTAAATGATGTCTTCATCTCCAATACTCGGCTAGCCCATGCATGTGCCACATCAGCACGAGGGACATATTCGCCATTAAGCACATCTAGCATTTTCTTTTCACGCGCAGCCTTTGCTTCTTTATAATCAGCTTCGGCTTCTAGCTTACGAGTTGATGCAGATTTACTTTTAGCATTATCTCCTTTCGCCTGCCCTAAATACACAAGGACTTCTCGGAGATTCCACCAACCTACAGAGGCTTTAGGCATCCCTGCTTTATGATGTCGAGAAATAATTTCCGGAGTGACCCGCAAGAGGTCACATAGTTGAGTGCTTGATACGAGCAGATTGCCCGCAGCATCAAATTTCACTCTCGGTTTTGCGTCCGCCATAGGTGTACTCCTTTCTAAATTCGTCTTTCTACATTCAACAGGAAAATTTTTCTCACAGAGAGAAGACCATCGCGCGGGGGCGACCAGCGGCCATTTTTCGCCCGCGGAGTACCTTTTCCAAATTTTCATTTTCTCAATTATAATTGGTATTGATAATGTAAATTTGGGCAACAAAAAAGCCCTTCAATGGGCTTTCGATATTATTTCAGTACTCCTTTATTCTGTTTAAACTTACCGCGGTCTTTATGAACCTTCGCTGTTTTAGTTTTGATTAAAGAATGTGAGGGCGCATACGATTTACACATATGATCAATATGAATGCCATTCGCTTTACACCAACCCTTAACATTGTTTAAGCATCGTCTCTTTTCACAATACACATCAGTCAATCGTATTCACCTCGCCTCCTTAAATTTGCATATAAAAAGACCACCTAACCGTATAGATTAAGTGGTCTTTTCGTTTTAGTGTTCTAGGTTTCACTGTGTCGTTGAGAGATAGAGTATTTGTTTTCCTATTAACTCACACTATCATTATAAATTGTCAAAAATGACATGTCTATGACAATTTTATGACAATTTTGTATTGAGCCCTATCACTCCCCAGAGAAGTACAGATAATTCTTCTATTCCCCTTGCAACGTACCTATGAATAGTACGCACATCGGGTTTTTCAGGGAATGATTCAGCAATCTCTTCTAATGTTTCGCCATCAATATAATAACGTCGCACGCATTCACAATACTTAAATTGCTTCTCGCTGCACTTCTCAGCATAGATATCTAGCATATTATTCACATGCCTCATCATCAATGCTGTTTTTTCTTTGCTCTTAACAATAGCATTTACCCTTACTATGCTGTTGTCGTCAAACATATCAACTAACAGTTCATTGAGCCAAATATCCTCGGCTTGTGTCGAATCCGAGATTGCATTGTCGACATACGACTGCAGCTGACTGTAATGCTTTAATAACTTGATCGTGTTGTGTCGAAGTTTACGACCTAGTTGAGCGTTTTCTTGTTTGGCTAATTCATAGTAAGTTTTGGTTGCCACCTCTGTGGCCAACTTAGTGATTTTCTCAATATCATATTCATTCAAATATGTTTCCTCCTTTATCATTTATTTTGTGTTTTAGTCCGAATTTGTTTTTACCAGCTTCATAAGAAATAATTAATATCATCAGTATTTACACTATATTGTTTACCCACAACAATTTTGCAAAATATATGAAACACTCATAATGCGAGAATAATTCTTTACAATAACCGGCATTTCTTCAATAAATTTAGAGAATTGCTCACTGGTTAGGTTTTGCATGAATTTTATTTGTTCTTCTTCAAATTCATTTTTTGCCTTTTGTGCCTCATTTATTGTTTTGTATGAACCATAACACCATACGTTATCGCTACCATTGCATTCTATTAATACTACCGTATACATTTATTACCACCTCGCTCAAAAGGATTAATCGTTTCAAAAATCACAAAAGATGTGTTTTTATATCCGTTACGTTCTTCCCATTTCCTAAATACTGTTGTTAATTCTTTTTGTAATTCTTCTATATGTTCTTGTTTTACATCTAGAAGATAATCTTCCGACCATTCCGCTATTTCATCGTCAAGATCGCCATATACAATTTCTTCAATAACACGTTCTGCATCAACAGTCGGAATATAATAATACGGATTTGCAACTCTAATTTTTGGCACTTCATCAGCTGGATAGGTTTCCGCAAATTCATTAACCGCATCTTCAATGCTTTTTTGGGGATAACCTACATACCCATTAAAACACCAGCACCACTCATTCTCTTTTTTTACTAGCATTTTTACCACCTATTAGAACGGGATATTTTCATTGGTTGTCTTTAATGCACACATTTTTAGTTTTGTAGTACACATCAACATACGTTTCTTTCTTATCACCGTTATGTGTTACCTCTAAATATTCATCAATATTAGGACCACTTACCAATGCTTTCCAGTTTTGCAATGTTTTGCAAAACCATACAATGTACATAAGTTCCACTTCTTCATATTCATATCCGAAATTAATAAGCACTTTACGAGCTGCTTCAATTGCTTTTTTTTGTAAAGTCGAGTTGTATCTCATTTTATGTTCTCCTTGTAACATTTTTAGATTAGCCGCATGACGTTTTAGAGTTTCATTGGCTGTATATTGTTTTAATTCCTCGCTAGCTGATAACTTAATAGGTGGCGGCGGGGGATTATTGGGTCTCTCATACAATCTACCTGGGGTTAGCTCATATATTGTCTTGTGTTTTCGATTATCAATGATATCCATAGCTTGAATAGTCGTGTAACACACTATTACCACGATGGCTCCGATTAATCCTGCCATTATAAATTGATCCAAATTAATCATCCTTTCTGTATTTATCAATTCTTGCTTTTAAACTTTGTAGCACATATTCCTGTGCTCGGTCTTTTTGGGCTAGTGCATCCATCATATCCTCATCACGAGTTCCCTCACATATTAGATGATGGATAATTACCTTCTCCATTTGACCTTGGCGATGTAACCGCTTATTAGCTTGTTGATATAACTCAAGACTCCAATTTAACCCGAACCATATTACGTGGTTACCGCCGTCCTGTAAGTTAAGCCCGTATGCCGTACTAGCCGGATGTGCTAATAGAATATCAATCTCTCCAGCATTCCACGCTATCTCATCATCGGCACCTTTTAATTCACAGACTCTTAATTTAGTCTTAGCTAATGCTGCTTTTAACCGTTCACAGTCATGCTTGAAGTTATAAAACACTAATGCAGGCTTTCCGTTTAACTGTTCTACAAGTTCCATAAAAGCCTCAATCTTACAGCCATGTATCTCGTGAACGTTCCTATCGCCATCATATACGGCTCCATTCGCTAACTGTTGTAGCTTTGTGGATAATGCTGCTGCACTCAAAGCTGTGATATCTTCGCCGGCTTCAATCAACTCTAATACAGATGTGCGCTCCATATCTTCGTATGCCTTTTTAGCTTTTGAATCTAACTGCACATATTTAATATCGTTGATTACTGGAGGTAGCTCCAAATAGTCACTGGCTTTCATGGATATACATAACCCAGATATTGCCGCCATGATACTGTCATTTGAATCGGATTTAGGTTTATAGGAGTACACCATTTCGCGTGACCTCTGATCGGGCTCGAAATAGTAATCTCTAAATCCTGTGTACGTTTTTCCTAACGACTCACCTCTATCTAATAAATACACTTGTGCCCATAGGTCGATTAATCCGTTAGGGGCTGGCGTACCTGTTAACAGCACCATGCGCTTGATGTGGTTATGCATATAGGCTAATGACTTAAAACGCTTAGCTGTGTGGTTTTTAAAGGAACTAGATTCATCCACAACTACCATGTCAAACGGCCATGCATTCTTGTAGTAATCAACTAACCACGTTACATTCTCGCGATTAATAATGTAGATATCGGCAGGTGTGTTTAACGCCTTAATACGCTTTTTCAAGCTGCCTAATACAGTAGATATCCTTAATATACCTACACCGTCCCATTTTCGCGCTTCTCGTTGCCATGTAGCCTCCGCTACTTTCTTAGGCGCTATGATTAGCACTTTACGAATGGCGAATCGGGAGTACTTCAATTCGTATATGGCAGATAACGTGATAATCGTTTTCCCTAAACCCATATCCAGGAATAGCCCTATCTTATTTTGATTAACGGTCTTGTCGATACAGTATCGCTGATACGCATGCGGAATAAACTGCATTACGATTTCACCCCGAATTCTTCTGTGAATTGTTCCAGATAACCAGTCACCGCATCTGCACCTTTTAACACAAATACTTTTTGATTTAACTTTTGTAGTTCACGGGCTTGGACTCCCTGCAATCGCGAAAGTACACCTTTGGACGTCTTCAATTCTACGAAATGAATAACGCCGTTCGGCCATATGACGATTCGATCAGGCACACCGATATTACCAGGGGAAACAAACTTATACGCTTTACCTCCCGCGTGTTTGACGCCTGCAACTAATTTTCTCTCGATATCCTTTTCTAACATTTCTCACCTCTGAAATTTTTAAACGTTAACATGTTTACATACGCGTATATGAGGGTTCAAATTAAGGCTGTAAAGGGCGTATTTTTTCTTAAAACTCTTTGTTTTGATATTTACCAGTATATAATGTTAACATTGTTAACAAACATATATGAATATAGATAAATACTGACTTTATGCGTTAACAAGGTACGTTAACATTCTCCGAATTCGTTAACATTCTAATGTTAACAAAAATACTGAGAATGTTAACGCTTAATTGAGAATGTTAACGTTATAATTTCAGTTTTGACTCGTTGATTCTGAACCCTCTTTGATGTCCATATTCACCAAATCTCATCAACTGACTTCCGCCCATTGTATATGGGGAGTCCGCCAGTATTTGATTAATTTCTCTGGTCTCGATCTTCTTTATGCGACTCGGGTCGTTACCAAAACATTCCCACCATACCTCTGCCGCACAAATACGGTCACGATATACTAACTCTTGACCCTCGACAGGTTTAGCATTCATGCTAAGATACGTCCTCCTGGCGCTCCGACTCATCACATTCCAATTTAAAGGTACCTTAATTAATAAAAACTCATTAATCAGTCCTGCTTTGGTGTTTGATTCCATATGCGCATCTCTAGCCGCATCAGCCAGTTTTAGTACAGCTGGATCATCCTCGATAATGAGGCTTTCCCCGCTTTTATAACGATACAAGGCCTCCGCCCATAACTGGTCAACTTCTCCCGGAAGATTAACAAATATGTTCTTTCGCGGAGTCGTCATTTCAAGATCAATAGGCCAAAATCGGCGATTGCCTGTAATATCTTTTAGGAACTCATATTGATTCGTGCTACCAAAGAACACACACTGCCGTGGATACTCTTGCGTACGTCGGCCATAGGCTTGACGAAATACATCTACTTGACGACTTAGAAATTGCTTAGATGCATTTTCTTCAGCCCTCGAATACCCAGCCATTTCACCGGCTTCTATGATCCATTTACCTTGAATACCTTCTGCAGCTTCTTTACCTTCAAAGGTATTTAAGCCATCAGCATACCACTTCTTACCCATCGTGCGGATAAGGGTACTTTTACCGATACCCTGACCGCCGATAAGAATTGGCATCGTATCATACTTGCATCCGGGCTCAAACGCTCGCGCTACTGCCGCCGTAAATGACTTTCTAGCGGCTGCACGAGTATACACATTATCCTCAGCCCCTAAGTAGTCGATGAATATGGTATCTAATCGGGCGATGCCGTCCCAGGATAACCCGTTAAGGTAATCTAGTACTTCATTAAATCCATTTTGCTCAGCGCACATAATGAGGGCATCCATGATTTTATCTTTGCCGGTGATATCATATTTATTTTCCAGGTACCACCGTAAGCCCGCATCATCTGCGTCTGTCCATATGCGAAGTCCTGGTGTTGGGTTCCATGGTAGGGCTCCTTTTGCCACGTATCTTGAACCAAATCTATCATAGGCAAGTCTACCGACAAGCGCCGGATCATGGTGCATGATTTTAAGCATGTTATCTAATGTGTTCTTAGGTCGACCATTCTCGTCGTACTTCAAAGTCGAGCTTTTCATCCAGTCGACGTTCGTTAACGCATTAGGGTCGAGGTCGGATGTCTCAGCGTGAGCCGATACATCCGTGATAATATCAGCAAATACATTTGATGCTGATTCTCGGGCACGGGCCATGTTGAGTTCGTTAACGACTACTGTATCTTGCATAGCTAGTTTAGACATAGCCATGTAAGATGGCAGCTTATGCCCAGGTGTCCCATCCTTAGCAGTCTCGTCTAAGCTGTGGAACTTATGCAGCCGGATAAGGTCAAAGGCATTAACCAGTTGACCACTGCACGGGTCAGTATTATGGTGACTGAACAGGAATGTATCGTCATCATAGATAACCGCCCCGGCTACCGTTGAGCCAGTAACGAACGTTAAGCGGTCCTCGCTGCCGTCAACATCGACATATGCATGAGGTATGAATTTATCAATCGCCTCACGGATACCGTATATTCGACAAAAGGCACCTACGATACCTGGTTTTTCTCTCGGATCAGCTTGCTTTGCAAGTAGCTGCTTTTCATGCTGCGATGCTTCCTTACCTGGTACTTGTGGCCAAGAACGCACATCTCGCCAATCAGTGTATTGGCCGAGCATACCGTCAGTAGATAAGAATGCCTTATCACCTACGTAATATACATACTGTGCATCATTCGGGCATGATGGCCAATACATAAGCCGAGAAGCTTCGAACGTAGTTCCGTCCATCATACCAATGCCGATGAGCTCCGCCAGCTTACGAGCAATAGGCTCATACTCATCAGGTGTCATCGTTCTATCAGTAGGGACAATAACACGTAACCGTGGACGATGCACCGTATGAGAACGGGTTGAGTAGATGACATAAGCCATGCCTAGGCTGTCAATCGTGCGAGCGACGTTCTCAGTTTCCCCAGGCGATATGGCATCCATATCAAGAGTAATCAGATCACGTCCAGACACGTTAATAGCTTTACGCTGCAGACCATTTAAAGTACCACCAACAAAGCCGCCTATATCCTTTAGCTTGCTTTTCTCAGATTTTGGCAATCTGTGGTACTCGTCCACGGTTTCTGTTGTACGAACGGGGATTTTGAGGCGTTCACAAAACTCGGACCATAACATCTCCGTACGGGTCCATTGCTTTGATGTGCGACTCGCACCGATACTGATGGTAATCAGTTTATCGTTTTGCAAGTGTATCCCCTCCTAATCTTTCATATAATAGTCGTTAGTAAATCCTGCGGATGATAATAGTAGCCCATCTGCCCAAGGTATGGCGATTGAGAATACAGCATTAACATCATCCAATGTTGATTCTGCGTTATACTTGTTGATTTCAAGTACAGCTTCATCATGGATGTGCATAATAATTTGATATCCTACATCCTCCAATCGGCGCAACGTCAATGCTAAGCAATCTCGAGCGACTGCTTGTGTGATGTTTTCGACTAATTTGCCTCCATAGGTACTTTCAGTAACCCATGCGGCGTTTACTTTAGTCTTAAAATGCACAGCATCCTTACCAAATGCATTTTGCTTAATGCTTGGGCTAGGATAAAATAGCTTACGTCCGCTAGGTAGTTCAATCGTCATATATCGGTATCCATATATTGGATCAATTTCCAAACGGAACATAATGCCGTGGTCGAGGCCTATAGGATTCCCGGTAGTAACGGTGTACACGGCCGCGTTTTCAACGGCATACCATAAATCTCGTATTCTAGGTGATGCATTACGCCATAAATTTACGATTTCAGGTAATTCTTCCTCATGGAGCCCCATATCAAGAGCGCCCATGGCTTTTAATGCATTCACTCCACCTTGATAGCCGAGTGCCAATTCAGCGACTTTACCTTTTTGTCTAAGGTGCCCATTCTCGCCATGTTTAACAACGGGAACACCAAACATCGATGATGCGGAAGCACAGTATATATCTCCGCCCTCAGCGAATACTCGCTGCCGCCAATGTTCTCCCGATAACCAGGCGATAACACGAGCCTCAATGGCCGAGAAGTCGGCCACACATAATGTATTGTCCTTTTCAGCAATAATTGAGGTACGAATTAATTGAGATAGCGTATCCGATACATCACCGTACAGAAGTTCTAACCCTTGACGGTTTTTGGTCTTAACGAGATGCCGAGCCGTGTCGAGGTTTTCGATGTAATTTCTCGGCAGGTTCTGCACCTGGATAAGACGACCCGCCCAGCGTCCGGTACGGTTGGCACCATAGAATTGCAATGTTCCTCTGAGACGAAGATCAGCGCCCATAGCGCCATCCATCATGGTGTATTTAGATACCGATGACTTCGCGAGTTTCTTCCGAATCATAAGCACTTTCGCGGCAACATCATCAGCATCCGTCAGAGCATCGGCCACAGTGTCCTTAGTTAACTTCTCAAGACTGACATTAGTATTGTTGTTTAGCCAATCAAGTAATTGATTCCGGCTGTTAGGGTTACTAAGTCCCGTAATTTGATAAGCTTCATTCATCAGCATTTCGCGATTTTCTTCATCAATGTATAAGGCCCCCTCAACCAATTCATGGTCGATGCGCACCCCTCTACTATTGATTTGGATATCAAGATACCAATCTTTCCACGTATCATCAGGTACAGGGAAAGAAGCTAATCTGTGATAACATTCCATCTCAGTCGTAACGTCCTGACGGTTGTATTCAATGAATGCATTCCATTTATCCATATCGTGTCTAGGCAGATTACGGGTACGGCCCCCATTACGTTTAGTAGGCTTACATGGCGTACAAAAGTACTTGATAAGTGCTTTCCCCGATGCGTCCTTTTTCTTATCCTGAGGTAATCCCAGGGCCTTGCCGAGTAAGGCTAGGCCCATAGGATATCCTAGGTAGGCACCATGAATCATCGTGCATTGCCACTGATCAACAGATGTGAGTAACCCTGCACGATTTAGACATGTAATTTCAAATTGTGCATTGTAAGCGTGCTTGATTACATCTGGGTTTAATAAATCACGAATTACACTGTCAGGAATTACTCCTCCCTGCGCTAAATCTACGACTTCAACAGGACCAAAGTCGTAGGAATACGCAAAGAGTAATATAGCGAAATCAGGAGATTCAGTGTATTTGTACACGCCGAATGAGATATCAGTCGATGAATATGTTTCTATATCAATACTTAGATGCCTCATATCAGGCACCTATTAGTAAGGTTGACCAGTTACAGGGTTAATCCCTACAGGAGCTTGCTGTACAGGTTGCTGAGGTGTCGTAGCGTATGCCGGTTGTACATAACCTTGTTGAGGTGCTTGTTGTTGCACAGGTTGACCTGCTGCTACTGGAGCACCGGTATAAACATTAGCTGCGCTACCTTGAGGTGCACCAAATACAGAGGATGCAGCAACAGGCATACTACCCAACGCTTCACCATCGCGTACTTTTTGAACAGGACCTAAACCACATCCGATACCAGTGGATTGATTGGAGTAGAAGAAGAATCGAACGAGTACATTGACATACATGCCGGAGTATACTTGCGTAGGATTTGTGAGAGGATTACCTTGAAGATCTACTACTTCAACTTTATAACTAGCGTCTTGCGCTGCTGTAAATACCCAATGACCTTTACATTCAGGGCCAAATTCCTTACCAGATTGTGTGTAACCATCACCGTCATGAATTGGTACTTTAGGCTGTGCTGGAACACGTGCGCCGAATTTGGTACGCGCGGCTTGGATAGCAGCCTCGATAGCATTCATAAGTGCTTGGTGTTGAGCTACATCAGTTTTAGGTAAAAGAATAGTAGCTGAATATCTAGGTTTAGCACCAGGCTGTGTGGAATTAGCCCAAGGTTCTAATAGATGGCAATAGGATACACGAACATTTTGCAATAATACTTCAGTTGGTTGTGGAACGAATGACATAATTAATTACCTCCATTATTATCATTAGATACATTAAATATTTGCGCCGCAGTAGGTTGATTGGTAATCCGAGGGCGCTTATCGGATTCCTCAACTAGGGTAGGCTTACCTGCTTTCTTAATGATCATGTCGCCTACCATATCATTAAATTGGGTTTTACCGATGGTCTTTTCCATCTGTGCCAATGTTAATATCTTGCGTTCATATAGAATGCTTTCATCGATGCCAGCTTTGATTAAAGTATCGATAGCAGCATCGGTGTCTTGAAAGGCCCGACTACCACGACCCTCTACAGCTTTCCAGCCAGGGACTGTCACCCCATTAAGAGATTCAGTGAGTGCGTAGTCTTTCATATCCTCGAGCCAAGCAGCGACGTCTTTGCCCCGACGAAGGTATTCACCGAGTTCTGTCATCGAGATAAGTCGAGGATCATGATTAGCAACTAGCGCACTGTGCAATGAGTCATTTGCCTCATATCGGGCTTTGCACTGTTGTTTTGCCCTACAGAATCTGCACCAGTCGCCGGGTTCAAATTTACCATTGCCAGACATAGCCTCGTCTGCACGAGGTTTGACGAATGTATTACCCCACTCCAGTAGTTCTGCCGTAGGGATTTCCCATTCACTGATGTTATTAACACGGGGCTGCACGATAGTCATTTTAACCGTATTGAACATATAGAGTAATCTATATGCATCAATCGCACCTAGTGCGTATAACATCATTTGCGGATTGTGTTCCGCATCAACAACTACCCCTTTTCCGTGCTTATAATCAACGATGTGCAAAGTGTCACCCGATAGGATAATACAGTCAGCCGTGCCAAATCCATCGGGTACATAACGGCTAAAGTCAACGCGTTTTTCAATTGCTACTACTGGAGTTGCCGTACAGCCTAACATAACGCCTTTAACATATTCGAGGTATGTTTCCGAGGTATCGTCCATTTCTGGTTGCCACAATTCATCTTTTTTGATTTTGTTGAACTTGCGAGTGTATGTGGATTTCGCCATGGCCGTTGTATACTTCTGTAGTTTTAACTCACAAAGTTCGTGTGCCAGGGTTCCTTCCTTTGCATACACAGATGTACTATCGGGAAAGTTCTCCTCTAAGAGAGGAGCAGCTGTACAATGCAGCCACCGGTGCGATCCCGATGCGTTTAATAATGCATGTGATCGAGGTGCCATTAGATTCTTGCCCCCAATCCTCTAATCGCATTTACTAATTCAGGGTATCTGTTCTCAGGTACTTCACCCAAGTATTGAACACCGAATTGCGCCATTAATTGTTGCAGTTCTACAGCTTTCCCTGCGTCAAGTAATGGTGCAAGTGCCGCTTGAATTTCAGGCAATGTATATTTCTTAACTTCCTGAGATACTGGAGCAGTAACAGGTGTTTGCACAGGTGCGGCAGATTGTACTGGGGTATCAGTTGCCACGTTGACAGTTGGCGCCGTAACAGCTACTTGAGTAGGAGTAACTTGTACAGCTGCATTAGGTGCCGTCATGGATATGGAGTTTGGTTGCACCGCTACTGTTGTAGTAGGCACACCTTGATTCGTATCTTGTGGTGTAAGATTAGATACGCACACGGACGGTGTCGCTACGGTAGATACTACTGTGTCCACTATGCCAGGGGCTTTATCATCCATTGCTCTGTCGTGATCTACAAAACTTTTGAATTGATTTAACACAGCTTTTAGCTGGTTATATACATCTAGTACATTAACTCCTTGAACTTCAACTTTAATCATTGTTTAACTCCTCCTGAATATTAATAATTGATTGGTTGTAATACGATTCTTTTAACTCAAATCCTAAAGCCCTACGGCCCATACGAAGTGCCATAACTGGGACCGTACCAATACCAGCAAATGGATCAAGTACGATATCATTTGGATTACTCCACAATTCTATGCAACGAGCCACAGTATCTAACTGTAGCGGGCAAATGTGACGTTCGTCCTTATTATCACGAGCTGCTTTATAATTCAGCGTATGTGTTTGGCGGATGTCAGCCCATACGGGATTAGCATATCGTCGCCATACTTGATGGCTATACATAGGCTCCGTATTGTATTTTTGCTTTTTATCAAACAACTCTGGATCGGGCGCAGGTCGTTCAACTCCTTTGATTCCCTCAGGTTCCTCTTGACCGAAAAATTGAGTAAATCCATTTGGATGCGCGATAGGCTCTGGATTATCACCAGGTTTACGCAATGTCACGATGTAATCGGGCGCCCCCATTCTACACATGGCAGAATCTTTTACAATTTGCTTGTGTAAAAGCCCTAGCGCCTTTGTCCGAGTAGCCTCAATGAGAGGATCTTTCCAAATCGTGACTCGGGAATGCATCACGAATCCAGCATCCTGGAAGGCTCGAATAATGTCACCAGGGAAATCTTTCATTCCGATAACACCGTCCCTGGATTTCGTGAGTGGTAAATCCATACAATGAACTGATACTAATCGCCCAGGCATTATTACACGATGTAATTCAGTAATTAAATACTTGAAGTGCTGCCAAAACTCGCTATCAGTAGATGAGTTGCCCATATCCCTATCAGAATTAGAGTAGACATACAAACTACTAAATGGAGGGCTAAATATAGAGTAATGAACGCTATCATCAGGTAGCCCTTTCAGCACTTCTACTGAGTCGCCATTATAAATTGCAAATCGGGACTCAATTAACTGATTTAGCACGTTCACGTTGTAGGTCCTCCTTTGCTTTCTTATTTAGCGCTTGCAGCATTGCAAATCCACCCAGGGCAGCTATAGCTTTATCCATACCTGCATCAACAGATAATCTAGTTAATTTGGCTGCTTTTAATTCATTGATGTGGATGACTTTTATGTTATGATCCTTAGCATAAGCTAATTCCAAGTTGCACCCGATTGAGTTCTCCCAGCCGTTGCACATTACGATTGCATCGCAGCCACTTAGAATGTCAATACACCAGTCTATGCCGGTATCATAATCAACCTTATTGTACAGATGCCCCAATATATGTATGGGCGATAGGAATATGTTATGCGTATCACTACCAAAAGGTTCTTTTATTGGAAATACGCCCATATCGTCCTGCAGCCACTTTAATACAGAGTCAGCATTCTTTTTATTTTTAGCCAATCCTCCGAATGGATGGCTTACGTAAATTTTAGTCATATAACAGCCCTCATTTCTGCCCAGTTAGGTAACACCATCGGCACACACGGATTGTATTCCGTTGCTTTCCGTCTAGTTTTAGATAATTCAGTACGAACAGCGTCACGAGTAAGCGCAATCATAGCGTCCCTCATTTTTATAGTATCCGCTTCCTTACGTTCGATGTTTGCTTTAACCGCGCCCTCCTTTTCGGAGATTACGATATATGCGTTCACCTCATGCTTCTGACCAAATCGCCAGCATCGACGAAGCGCTTGATAATACTGCTCATAACTATCAGACAGCCCTACGAATATCATATTGTGGCAGTTTTGCCAGTTCATTCCGAATCCAGCGATACTTGGTTTTGTTACCAAGCATTTTAGGAACCCAGAACCAAAACCTAACATCATGCCCTGTTTTCGAGTTGCCTTATCGCTACCTTTGACATCCTCTGCGAGATCAATCATTTCTTTCAAAGTAGTCGATTCATCATTAAGGTCACACCACACTAGCCATTGCTCATTAGATGCATTGACTAAATCAGCTGCTGCTCTACATCTTGATTCAAGAGATGCTTTGCGAGCCCTGCGGCGTTCCAGTAAGGATAAAGTAGGGATATCCTCACCTGTTTTATCAACAACAATTTCATGTACGTGTAACTCAGGCAATTCGTAACCATCATCTTCATAACCCAGGGATGCCGGATTATCTAGCACTACTGCCCATGACGCCATCCACTCCCAAAAGGTATTCTCTGCATGCCCTTTTAATCGCCATTTAGCGGTATCACTACCATCGTGCGTGAAATACATAGACAGCATCTCATTACGGCTCATAATGCCAAGGAACTCCGCATGATTGCCAAGCTCCATATAGTCATTTGGAGCAGGTGTCGCTGTACATGCCAATCGGTATGGTGTATTACTGAATCGATTTATTAAATCCGTACGTACTTTACCAGTAAATGACTTTAGGATACTTGATTCATCAAGCACGACACCTATCAAATTGTCGGTATTGAATCGTCCCAATTTCTCATAATTCGTAATATTAACGCCTGGCACAATATCATCATCAGATTCGCATATAGTCACAGGAATATCGAAACGTTCACCCTCGGACTGTGTTTGAGCGGCCACAGCTAGTGGTGCTAATATGAGTACTGATCCACCTGTATGTAGATAAATCTCATACGCCCAGGACAGCTGCATTAAAGTCTTACCCAATCCGCAATCTGCGAATATGGCAGCTTTACCTTTTGCCAAGGCCCATTTAACGATATCTCGTTGGAAGTCAAATAAATGTTTGTTTAACATGCCTGCGTCAATAACAAATCCATGAGATTCTGACATTTTAGACTTGGAGTTGATGAAAGCGTTATAATTCATCGACAGACGCCTTTACAGATTCATACTCAGTAAGTAATGCCGAGAATTCTGGATTATTTTTTGCAAGTAACCGATACATAGTCAAGCGCTCAGCGTTCTTAGCCTTTTGTTCGAGTTTCTTTTCGATGTCCTCCAATTTAGCTCGATCGCTTTCACGTTTATCACATTTAGAAGTATCAATAACCGCAATGACCTGTTTGACTACATTTCCTTTGAAACCTTGCATCCGAACAGTATCAAGGTCTTTTGCTTTTTTCAAAACGCGTGCAACGCCTAAGCCATTTCTTGATTTAACAACAACCCAATCACCAACACCAATGTTGTCGATTGGAACATTTGTATCAGATTCGTAATATCTAAACCAAAATTCATCTGGGTTATGCACAGGTGTATTGTTTTGCCAGTAATAATCACTGGTATCGTAAGTAACTAATAGGAATTCCATAAGTTGTCCTTTCTGTGATATAATCAACGTAGAATAATATTTTTCTAATTTGAGCTTGTTGATGTTGCCGCATCATCAGGCTCATTTTTCATGCCCAAATCTTCGCATTCATCAGGAATGCAGTAGTCTCGCTTCGGACAGTTGCTACAATTTCGCAATTTAATCACCTCCCTTATCTGTAATACGGATTCTTGCAGTAATTCCCACGAGTTCTTACTCTCGGGATGTACACGACATTTTCCTGCTCTTCAGCATCCATTTCGGCTTTATCTTTGTAAAAGCCATACATGGATATAACGAGTCCGATTAACGATTGCAGTATAAACTGTTCCCAACCGATTTGGTCTACTTCCAAGGCCCCCATAGAGCCTGCGACCAGAAAAGTACCAATTAACATATAGCCCATTAATACTCGTCCTCCTCCTCTTCAATTCTTTCGGCCATAATGCCATCTGTAGTGACGATAATACGGATTTCAGATTCATCATAATCGCACATAAAGTTTTGTAGCTCGTATGCCGCATCCATAATATTGCTATTGATGTGATTTAAAATTCGATTAGATTCGATTGCTTTTAGATGTGCGGCCATTGCTGTTTCGTTTACTGGGATAGCTTTCATAATTATGTTTCTCCTATAACATCATCATTGATAAAATAGATGCTACTGCTGCTGCAGCTAAGCTTAAATGCATTCCTGCGTCAATCCATGTCATGATTAATTCCTCCTAATGAATTCCTGCGGATTTAAACTCCGCATCAACTACATTCGCGTCCCATCCAAGCGAATGAACAAGGAACGTCCTAAACCCCTCTTTGTCGATGACAAAGCTACGAGATTTCTTGCCCGGCGACTGCCAGGCATATGCAAACGGAAATCGGTCCCTTGCGATGCCCTCTCGGATAGCCGTTAGACTAACACCAAGGACAGTCGACATTTGACTTACCGAGATAACTTTATTGACCATTTATTAACCTCCTTTTATACATTTTTATTTGCTAAAATTCGAGTAAACTCGAACTGTTTACCAAAAAAAATTAACCCTTTTGGGATATGGTAAGTCTCCTCTATCTTGCATATCTTCGCGTAGGGGACTTTTGAGCTATCTCGCTCCCATCTTGCCAAGGTTTGTGGATGCACGCCTAATTTGTTGGCAGCATCGACCTGTGTTAGTCCTGCATTTACACGGGCGGCCTCCAAAGTTACCAGGTATTGACTCATTAATACCACCTCCTTTCAAACTAAGAACTCCTTGTTATGTATTTAGTTTAACTCGCATTAAGTCGAATTGCAAGTGCATTTATATTTAAGTTTGTGTAATATTTACTTATATTTTTTACATTTATTTTATATTAACTCGAAATTATTATTGATTTTCTCGTATAAATACGTTAAAATAACGATACAGGGGGATATGAAATATTAAATTTTTATTAATAAAAAGAGGTGTTATTCATGGCAAGACCCACATCTACTGCCTTTGACAAAGAAATAAGGAGTCAGGTAGCAGCTAACCTTAATACCTTATTGCGTAGAAAAGGATGGACAAAAGCCGATTTAGCTAAACAATCACAGATAAGCCCTTCTACGCTTTCGGGATATTTTAACCAAAAATACAATATCACCCCTGGAAACTTACAGATACTATCTGATGTTTTTGGAGTCGAGAAAGGTGATATAGATCCTAGATATAAAACCAGTTATACGTTGAATCCATTTAGCATAGAAGAGTTTTTATCTTTTAAAAAGCACGGTGCCGCTAACAATGCTTTGGCTTTGTTATTTAATACTGACGATTCTATAAAATGGCCGCCCCCTACAGAAGCCCCCCATTTGCTGGATGGATTTTTCGATACCGATACCGATACCAATCATAATTCGTCAATAAATAAAGCAACTAATTCTTTAGCAAATCGGAAGGCTAATATAACTAAATCAGACTCCGACTTAAATCCGGAAGAACAGCTCGATAAACATACGCTTCAAATTGAGGCAAATACCGCGTCTCTGCTTTTGGGGAAATATATAGAAACTGCTAACCAGCTTTTATCTATAAAAAGTAAAATCATACCTAGTGATGATTTGCAGCGTTTTTTAACAATTATTGCGGGAACGATTACATTAGCGGAGAATATAAAAAAGGAATACTCAGAGATTTTACTAAGTTCAGAGCAAGAACAAAAATAGGGGGCCTATAAGAAAAAAGTTAGTAGATTAAAACAGGGAGAAATAGGTATGAATAAAAGAGTGTTAGTAACAGCTATTTTAGGGGTAATTATGGCTATATTAGTCGGTTATGTGATAACTGATTACCATCAAAATACATCTAATAGAGCGGAGTATGCCACCACTGAAGACGCTCGCAAAGCTCAAGAGGCAAAAGACAAAGAAGCCGAATTGACGAAGAAAGCTAATGCCGAAAAGGAAATATATACGATTCTAAACAACACGAACTTTGAGTATGATCAAGTAGACAGGGAATATAAATTCTACAGTTCTAATCAAAGAGCGATACAGCCCAGTAATTCTGTATCATGGGTTGCTTTCGTAGACTATTCAGGCCATTTAGTAGGGCCTTTTATTAGATTTGTTACTTTCGCTCCATTAGATATATCTACAAATTGGATATTCTGGGATAAATTAACGTTCTCCAGTTCTGCAGGCAAGTTTGATTACACGATGCGTGGCGTCATCGCCGGGCAAAGTGGCGGGGGTAAGAATATCAGACTAGATGATTCTGGAACTTATGAGTATGCCCTACTAACAATCCCTGAAATAGATGAAGGTCTGCGCATCTTAACGCAAGGTAATAATCCAATAATCAGATATCGAGGATCGCAATATTATAAAGACTACGCCCTATCCTCTGAAGAAGTCGAACAGTTAAAAACTGCACTAACCCTATATGAACTCGGAGATATTGTTGATGATAACTTAGATGTAAATAAGCTATCTAAATAAAAAATACCCCTATCAAACGATAGGGGTATTTTAGGAGGTATGAAATCATGGCCATGAAACGTGCCAACGGTACAGGCACCGTATATAAGATGAAACATAAGGCTCTACGTAAGCCATATCGAGCCGTGGTGACCCTTGGATATAATTCTGAGGGTAAACCCTTACGTAAATCCATAGGCACCTTTACGACGCAAAAAGAAGCGTATAATGCCTTATCGGCTTATGACGCCAACGCTCCGCAATATGAAGTTAAGGATACTACCTTTGGCCAATGTTGGGAATGGATGATCGAAGATAAGATACGCAAAGGGGTTATCCTGGAAAAAGGCGGATATCTTTACAATAAAAAGAAAGTTGAGCATCTACTAAAAATACCTATCAAGGATATAAGACTTGCACATATGCAAGATGTCATTGATAGATATGCAGATAAAAGCCATACAACTTTAGTACAAATTAAAACTGCTATGAAAGCAACTTTTGACGCTGCTATCAAAAATGATATTGTCGATAAGAACTATGCTGCGCTTGTAACGCTTCCACAAAAGGTAAAGTCTGAAATCCATAAACCCTTTACACCTATTGAGATATCTCGTTTATGGGAGTTGGCAGAAGCAGATCGGGACGCCCGCATATTATTAGTGTACATATACTCAGGAATGCGGCCAGGTGAAATCCAAAGCATTAAACTAAAAGATGTCTATATCAAAGATAGATATATGATCGGTGGAAGTAAAACTGCAGCAGGTAAAAACCGCATCATTCCAATCGCAGAATCTATCCTGCCATTTATTAAAGAGTGGTATAAGATAAGTAGCTTCCAACGACACGAGTATTTGTTACCGAAAGATACACCTAAGCACTTATTAGTAGCCATTCGAACCTACTTAAACAAGTATTTCCCTGGGCACCTCCCGCACGATGGAAGGCATACATGCGCTACTCTATTAATTCATATTGGTATATCGGAAGCTACGACAAAAACTATATTAGGTCATCGACATTCGGATGTAACAAATCAAGTATACATTCATAAAGACGTGTCTGAATTAGTGGCGGCAGTAAACAAACTACCCGATAAGGATAGCCTTTTATGTGAGGATTATGTGTCTTTAACTTTTGCTAAAAGTTGA